ATAGGTCTTACAGGTACGTTAGATGATAGTAAAACACACAAGTTAGTATTACAAGGTCTGTTTGGTATGGTCAATAAGGTTGTATCAACTACTGAACTGATAGAAAGAAAACAACTTGCAAATCTAAAAATCAAATGCCTGAACTTAAAGTATCCTGAAACAGAAGCCAAGAAAGTGTATGGCGTAAAATACTTTGAAGAACTAGAATACCTCACTCAAAATACTGCTCGTAATAAATACATACGAAATCTAGCCTTAGCACTTAATGGTAATACATTGTGTCTATTTCAACTTGTTGAAAAGCACGGAGAGATTTTACATAAACTAATTAAAGAAAAAGTAGACCCAAAGCGAAAAGTGTTTTTCGTTTATGGGGGAACTGAAACAAATGATAGAGAACAAATCAGAGCAATCACAGAAAAGTCGGACAACGCAATTATTATCGCTTCTTTCGGCACCTTTAGCACAGGGATTAATATTCGCAATTTACACAATATTGTTTTTAGTAGCCCTAGTAAATCACCTATAAGAATATTGCAATCTATAGGACGTGGGCTTCGTGTCGGCGATAACAAAGATAGTGCTACGGTTTATGATATATCAGACGACCTCACATACAAAGATAAAAAGAACTTTACATTAACACACTTTCAGGAAAGAGTTAACATCTATAATAGAGAAGGCTTTGACTATGAAATACATACGGTAGATTTAAAATGATTTCAGATGAAGATTTTAAGTTTTTATTAAATAAGAGTCAAGGCTCTAAAAAAATATTAGAGATAGGTACAGGTACAGGTAAAAGTACAGCCGCATTAAGACTCAACGCTGAGGTGTACACCATTGACAGAAATGATATATTTGAGTATAATATAGATTGTTATAGATTTATAACAGAAAGCAAAGTTTATTGGGAATCTTATATGCACTATGACTTTGATTTTGTATTTGTAGATGGCTCTATAACTAAACTAGATTGTGAACAAATATTAAAAAGAACAAAGGACTCTTTTAAAATAGTATTCCATGATTATATGCCTAATGAGGATAAAGACCCAGGCAAGAATAAAGGTTATTATAATATGAAAGTATTTAAAGAAACAGCCTTACTAGACTACGCAATGCAAGAGGAATTAGGTGGCTCGCATTGTGCCATAATAACGCTTAAGAAAGATAAATAGCTATATGATTGATCGTATTAATGACAAAACGGTTAAGATAATCAGACTGGTTTCTGGAGAAGAAATCTGTTGTAGGTTTCCTTTACATAAAGACCAACTACCTGAAAACTCTAAACTATTAAGGTTGCAGGAACCTATGCTTATCAAATACGTACCACGTATTACTGAACAAGGTATATCTGATTATATCGCACTAGTAAAATGGGTAGGTTTTACAGATGAAAAAATAGTAACTATTCCTGTTGATAAAATTATTACAATATGCAATGCCACACAAGGTTTTACTAAAAGATATAGTGATCTTACACACGCACTAAAACACACAAAACAACCATTGCCAGGATTTATTGAAAGAGAAATGTCGGAAGAAGAACTAGATCGTGCCGCTTCCAATTTAGAGAATGATATAACAAAGGATGATATAAAAGAAGTCGCTGACTTATTAAAAATGCCCTCAAAGAAGTTGCACTAGAGGGTAGCTATTCTCCTCGGTAACAACCCACATGGGTATTATATAACGGGAATTGAAATGAGTCAAGCACCTATGAGATTAAATTATGCCAGGCAAATGGGACGGAAAAAGTAGAATTTCTACAGACAAATATAGACAGAATTTTGACAGGATTTTTAAGACAAATCCTATCGCAAAAGAGGTACGTACTCCCAAGTACAAATCCAGAATAGTAAAATCAAAGAAAGGAAAAGGTAGTTTCAAACGTGTAAAGCTTGACAAATTTGATGACCTATAGTATTATATAACCATGAGTAGAACAAAGAAAAAATCCGAACATTATGTAGATAACAAGAAGTTTCTACAGGCGATGATTGAGTATAAGGATAAGTGTGATAAAGCAGAAAAAAGAAAAAGAAAACACCCACCTGTCACTAATTACATAGGTGAATGTTTTTTAAAGATTGCGAATCACTTATCTTATAGACCTAATTTTATTAACTATACATTCCGAGATGATATGATTTCTGATGGTATAGAAAATTGTTTACAATACCTTAAAAACTTTAATCCTGCAAAGTCTAATAATCCTTTTGCTTATTTTACGCAAATAATATATTATGCTTTTATTAGAAGAATACAGAAAGAGAAAAAACAATCTAATATAAAATACAAGATGATAGAACAAGCAAATATAGATGAGTTTGCTGTACTACCAGGTGACACAAACAACGATTACAAAAACCAGTTTTTAGAATTTTTAAGAAAGAATAAACCATCAACTGAAGAACCACAAAAGAACGAAATCAAAATAAAGAAAAGAAAAAAAAGAACCTACACAAGTGTTTTAGACGTATAATGAAGATCGCACTATTGAATGATACACACTTCGGTGTTCGTAATGACAGCGAAGCGTTTAGAAAATATCAGCTTAGATTTTATAATGAAATCTTTTTCCCATACCTAAAAGAAAACAATATTAATACATTGGTACATTTAGGTGATGTTGTAGATAGAAGAAAGTTTATTAACTTTCAAACTGCTTCTATTTTTAGAAGACAATTTTTTGATAGACTCTATGACGAAAAGATTGATACACATATCATACTAGGTAACCACGATACCTATTTCAAAAATACTAATGATGTAAATGCTATAGAAAATCTATACTCATCATTTGACAAAGTAAACGAACCATTTATCTATACTAAATCTACCGTTGTAGAATTTGATGGCACACCTATATTATTTGTACCTTGGATTTGTGATGACAATTATGAACACTCTATGGAGATGTTAAGAACAGCTAAAGCAGATTTATGTTTTGGTCATTTAGAAATCAAAGGTATTGAAATGCAAAATGGCGTAATCAATGAACATGGTTTAAACAAATCAGACTTTCAAAGATTTGATAGAGTATTATCAGGTCACTTTCATAAACATACAGATGATGGTCAGATACACTACAATGGCGCTCAATATGAGATGACATGGTCGGACTATAAAGACCCAAAAGGTTTTCATATTTTTGATACAGAAACAAGAGAAATAGAAAGAGTTATTAATCCTTTAACTATACACAAAAAAATAATATATGATGATAAAAAACATGACTATACAAACTTTGATATACAACCATACAACGAACACTATATTAAATTAATAGTATTAAACAAGACTAATAACGAGCTATTTGACAAATTTTTAGAAAGATTGTATAATGAGATAAGTGTACATGATTTAAATATTGTAGAGGATTATTCTGATATTAAAGCTAGCGTAAGAGAAGATATATTAGAAATGGGCGAAGACACGGTTACATTCCTAAATAATTACGTAGATCAATTAGAAACAGATATAAACAAAACAAAGTTAAAGGAATACTTAAAGTCAATTTACATAGAGGCTAGTGACAACAACGTATGATATATTTTAAAAAATTAAGATGGCGTAACTTTCTATCTACAGGTAATCAATTTATAGAAGTAGATTTAAGAAAGGCACCATCAACATTAATTATAGGTATGAACGGTGCAGGCAAATCAACTTTACTTGACGCATTGTGTTTTGCTTTATTTAATCGTGCCTTTAGAGATATAAAGAAAGAACAACTTGTAAACACCATCAATCAAAATGATTGTGAAATAGAAGTAGAATTTGAAACAAGCAATAAACAATACAAAGTAATTAGAGGTATAAAACCTAATAAGTTTGAAGTTTATTGTAATGATGTATTATTAAACCAAGACGCTAACAATATAGATTATCAAAATGCTTTAGAACAAAACATTTTAAAATGTAACTATCGTGCTTTCTGCCAGGTGGTCATCCTTGGATCAACATCATACGAACCTTTTATGCACTTACGTGCTAGATACAGACGAGAGGTTGTAGAAGAAATATTAGATATAAGAGTTTTTAGTCACATGGATTTATTGTTAAGACAGAAACAAGGTGAACTAAACAAGGCTGTTGTTGATGTAAAACATAGATACAACTTGATGACAGAAAAATACGAATTACAAAAGGCTCATTTTGAACAAATACAAAATAGAGATAATACAGATATAGAAGACAGAAAACAACAAAGAAAAGAAAACGACCAAAGTAATTATGAGTATTCATCAAAACTACAATTACTAAATGAAAAAATTATATCTACAAAAGCAGAGATGTGGGGTGGCGAAAAACACACTAGAAAAGAAACTGAACTAACAAAATTAGAAACAAAGATAGAACACAATTTAGAAACACATAAAAAGAAAGTTAATTTTTTTGAACAAAACAATAATTGTCCTACATGTACACAACCTATTGATGAGCGATTTAAACAAACACAAATATACGAAGGCAAGAAAAAGATTAATGAATTAGAAGAAGGCCTACAAAAACTATTTACAGAAATAGAAAATAACAAAGGTAAAATCAAAGAGATGGAAGCAATTAATCAAAGATTAAATGATTTAAATATTTCTGTTGCAAAGGTAAATACATCTATTTCAGAAATCAATAGACACTCAAATAGATTAGATACTGAAATTGCTAAACTAGAAAATGATACAGATAATACAAACAACGTAGCAAAAGAATTAGAACAAATAAAAGAGGACTTAAAATTAGTAAACGTAGAGAAGAACAAGGCTGTAGAAGAAAAGAAATATATTGATATTGCTAGAGAGATACTTAACGACACAGGTGTTAAAGCAAACATCATTAAGAAGTATCTGCCTATAATGAATAATTTGATTAATAAGTATTTACAATCTATGGACTTCTTTGTTAACTTTGAACTAGATGAAGAATTTAACGAAACAATAAAAAGTAGATATAGAGATACGTTTAATTATAATAGTTTTAGTGAAGGTGAAAAATTAAGAATAGACCTTGCATTATTATTTACATGGCGTACAATTGCAAAAATGAAAAATAGTACAAATACAAACTTACTAATACTAGATGAAATATTTGATAGTAGTTTAGATGGTCAAGGTACCGAAGACTTCTTTAAAATACTTAAAACACTAACAAATGAAAATACATTTATTATATCACACAAAGGCGATATACTATTTGATAAATTTACAAATATAATTAAGTTTGAAAAATATAAAAACTTTACAAGGATAGCAGCATGATATACAAACTATTACCACCTAATGATGAAAGAGTCCTATCAAGCATAGTGCCTTTTGATATGGAAGAATTTAAAAAACAAGAGAAGATAGGTATTACAGAATTTTGTAATAACATGTTTGAAACTATGAAGAACTATGGTGGTATAGGTCTATCAGCGAATCAAGTCGGTAAACCATATCGTATGTTTGTAATGGGTGATAATCCTAATATAGAAAAAGGTAAGAAATGGGTATGTATTAATCCTGAAATTACAAACGTTAGTAAAGATACTATAAGATACAAAGAAGGTTGTTTAACTTTTCCTTTTCTATTTTTAGATATAGAAAGACCACAAAAAGTAAAAGTTAGATATTTAAATGAACAACTAGAAACCGTAGAAGAAGAATTTGATGGCATTGTAAGTAGATGTTATCAACACGAATTAGATCATATGTATGGTAAAGTATTTACAGAATTAGTCAGTAAATTAAAACTAGATATGGCTATAAAAAAGAGAGATAAGGAAATAAAAAGGGTCACAAAATTATGGAAACAAAAGTCTTAAAAGAATTAGATTTACCTGAATACAAACAGCCACTAGATTCGGCTATAAAATTTTTAGATAACTTATCGTATTCAGCAGTAAAAACAAAATACAATGCAAAGGGCGATTGGGATGCTGTATCTATAAAAGGATATAGTGACGATATAGGTAACATCTTAAAACCTGGTGTACTAAAGTCAGATGTAGAGCCAGCAGAATTGAGATGGACAAGTCTATACGAAGAGCCTGATCTATTACCTTTAAAAGAAATACTATCTCATATACCAGCAGAGTTTGAACGTGTAAGAGTTATGAGATTAAAAGCAGGTACAACTATAAAGAAACATACAGACAAAGTAGATAAAGAAATAAAAGAAGGCAAGATTGTTAGATTACACGTGCCATTAAGAACAAGTAAAAATGTGTATTTTTATCTATGGGAAAAGAAGACAGAGCATTGTTTTCATTTAGATGTAGGTAAGTATTACTTTGTAGATGTTACAGCTGCTCACGCTGTACACAATAAAGCAGATTTTGATAGATTGCATTTAGTAATAGATTGTTATAACAATCCTAGATTAGAAAACTTATTGAAACAAGCAGAGGAGTTTGATGATATTAGCAGTCCCATCGGATTTTGAGAAAGTAAAGTCTATATTCTACAGCCATAAGAAATGGTTTCCACATGTACGTACAGACTACATGAAGCGTATGATAGACAAAAAACAGATGATATTAGAAGATGGTATATTGATAACCTTTCATCACGCAAAACGAAGACAAAAGATAGGCGATGTACAACTACAAAAAGGCGATACCGTATTACACCAGATTGCAAGTGATTCGCCAGGATCAGGTACTGCACAGGCTGTACTAAACGATTTCTTTGATTATTGCCCTAGTGACGTATTCTTATCAGTAAGAGCTGACAACTTGACAGCTAACAAGTTTTATGTTAAAATGAATATGAAATTAATCGGTAAGACAAGCTGGGCAAAAGGCACCTTACCAGGTAACGTATATGTCAAACGCAAAAGAAGTAATACAGGACTGGAAACAGAATAAAGGATTCCCATACTATCCTGAAGATAGAAAATGGCGAGATGATGAGTTTAATAAACTTACGTCATTTAATAGAGATACTTTATTAGATACTCAAAACAAAATCATAGGTCAATCTACACATGGGTTAACACTTGCATGGTCGTATATGCACCACGCATGGTCAATTAAATGTGGTAAGATGAAGACACCTATGGAGATATG